TATTTACTTAAAGATAGATAAAACAGAAGACGGACACCTTCCGCCAGCTAGATTATATTGGTCAGATGGTAATCACAAGAAATATACAAAAGTGCGTAAACATGGAAATTCAATATACGTGACAACCAATCTACGAGTAATAGTAGAGAATAATAGATTAGATGATTTGCAGTATCAAGTAAAACCTACAGAACATCACGAAAAGCGCATTACAGCCAAATTTATATGTGATAGAGGAGTAAGTCATGAGTTTGTTAGACACAGAGTATTCAGCTTTGCACAGGAGTCTCAAAGATATTGTAACTACAGTAAGGATAAATTTGGAAATGAACTTACTTTTATTAAGCCTACATGGTTAGATATACCTACAGGTGATTATACTTACTGGGATGGAGATTGGTGTGATATTGATAATATGAAGATCCAGTTACCTTCAGATAATGGTATAGCGGACAACTTTTTATGGTGTTTGAACAACGCAGGGATGCAATACAGACTACTAATAAATAAAGGATTAAAACCTCAAGAAGCAAGAGCAATACTCCCTAATGCAACTAAGACAGAATTAGTAATGACAGGCTTTGAGAGCGATTGGGACCATTTCTTTGAATTACGTTGTAGTGGTGCAGCTCATCCAGATGCTAAGAAGTTAGCTGATGAGTTAAAATCGTTAATGAATGTTAAAAACATTGAACTTAATAGCGTTAAATAACTATAAATAATGTTAATAAATGTTAAAGAAATAGTAACTAAGACAGTATATTAGACGTTATATGGGGAGTAAGAGGGGTAAAGTAATAACAGTGTCTAGTTAAGTAAAGTGATATAATATTAATTACTCCTACTTTAGATAATCACAAATATAATTACTATGAAACAGAAACAAGTTAGAGAAGTAGCATACTTAGGTAAGAAAGTATATTAATGAAGTAAAAGGTATGTGTCAAGGATGTGATTTATATAATTGTTATTGCCCTTCTAGGATTACTTCATTGTGTACCCAAGGATTTATACTTAAAAGAGATAAGCAATGAATAAAATTACAATAAGTGATATTGACAATAGTATAGATGATATTTATAATACTCAGATAAATATAACTAATGTAAAGCTGTATATAGATTCTGCTATTATAACAGACCTATTTAATGATATTCCTAATACTTTAGTATTAAAGTATAAAACTTGTTTAAATAATGAAGCTACTATAATAGGTATAGATAGTAACATATTAAAGAATTTTGGTGATAAACAGGTCTATATATCTTATGAAAGAGGGGAAGAAAAATGATTACCAAGACGGTAAGCTACGTTGGGATTTATTACCTTTAGAAGAGATTGAAGACATAGTAAAGCTTTATACTGCTGGTTCTATTAAGTATGGTGATAACAATTGGCAAAACTTAGAGAATGGTTACCAACGTTATAAAGCAGCGATGTTAAGACATCTACTTGAGTATGAGAAAGGTAATAAGATTGATGATGAAACTAAAGTAAACCACTTAGCTGCTGTAGCTTGGAATGCAATAGCTATGCTTTACTTAGATAAACACGGAAAAGGAAAAGACTATGACATTAAATGATTAGGAATTAGCGAAGATAGTAAAGAATAGAATACCAGTAACAATTGACAACAAACAATTTATAATAGAATCTAATCCAATAGGTAGTTGTGATGGCTGTTATTTTTTAAATAAAAACTGTCCTACTTTAGCTAGACGTTATTGTTGTTCTAATGGCGGAAATATATTAATATTAGAGAAACAAAATAAGAAATAATACGTTATTTGAGTATTAAATATAGAATATTATGGAAGATAAAGTACTAGAAACAGTAGTAAATGGAATTAAGTATACGATGTTGAAAGATGTGTTAGTTAAGCCTTTAGATCCAGTTATGGTTACTAAAGAGATAACAGAGCAGATTCCTACAGGTGAAGTTGATGAAGATGGTTTCAATAAGTATGATACACAAACTGAAACTAAGGAAGTAGAATCTGAATATTCAACAGGTGTAGTATTGAAGATTCCCACATGCTTAACAGAATGTGAATATAGAGTAGGAGATACTATTGTTTATAATAAAAAGTTTGCTAAGGACTTTGATTTGTTTAAGGATAGTCAATTAGTCAAACCATATGATATAATTGCTGTATCAAATATGATTTAAAATTATAACTCATTGTTAGAATGAACCCTGGCGTTAGTCAGGGTTTTTTATTATATAGATAATAAATGTTAATAAATGTTAACAGATTTTAACATTTATTTAATCTGCCGTTTATAGATACATAAACATTTAAAATAAATATTATGAGCTACAAAGTAATTAAGGAATTTGGTTCTGCTAAGAAAGGTGATGTATTAGCAGAAGATGAAACAGGTTTAGTGTCATTTAACGTTAGTGAAGATAATTATACTAGAATGATGTCTTTAGATTATGATACTGCGGATTACTTATGTGAAGAAGGTTACCTTTTAAGTGTTGATGATGAAAGTAAGTATAATGTAGATGCTACTTTAGAGCTCATTGATGACTTACTTAAGAAATACGAAAGTAACTTAAAAGAGACTAATGAAAAAGCAAATAAAGGCGAAATACAGCCTTGTGTTAAGTTAGAAGCTGAGACAGTATATTATAACTTAAATAAGGTTTTAAATAAAATTAAGGATACGTTAACAAATGAATAAATTGGTAAAAAGCGTAAGCAAAGCCGATTTAAATACAGAATTCTTAAAGAGCCTTAATGGTATACTTGATCTTACTGATAGGGAGCTAGAGTTACTGGCTACGTTCATAGCAATAGATATTAACACTCCTAAGCTCCCTAACATAAGTAAGAATGTAATATCTACTGAAAATAGGAAGTATATTAGAAAAGTATTAGGTATTACTCCTGACAATCTCAGTAGATACATAACTAAGTTTAAGAATCAAGGTATACTAGTTAAGGGTAAGATTGAAGATGAAGTTGTAGTAAATAAGGCGCTTATACCTGAAATAATCGGCGATAGAGTACAAATTACTATAATATTAAGAGTAAATAAAGATGAAGATTAAAACAACAATAGTAAGACCTGGCACTATATTATGTTGGAAGGAATATAACATATTTACTAAGTTGTGGAATAAGTTAAAGAAGAGAGACTTACCATATAATAAGTTTGAGATTATTCCTACTAGTATAGAGTTACTTACGATAGATAGATATAACTTTGTGGCATATACTCCCATACGTAAGTATAATAAACAGGAAATATACAAACTACAATCTATCTATGGTAATTGTATAGAAGATAGAAATTGGGACGATGTTAAGACTATAATTAATATAATAAGACCTAATACGTTCGATAACTCTTCTACTTTAGAAGAATGTAAATATTACAAAAAGATAGATTTAAATGAGGAATCAAGTGAGTATATATACTAAATTAAGTAACAAGTATAACATACCATATCCTATTATAGAAGTAATATGTAACAGCCCATTTAGGTTTACTAATAGTATCATCTCTAACTTAGATCCTAAACCAGTTAGATTCTCTTACTTAGGTAAATTCAAATTAAAGAAAAGATATGAAAAAGAAGCCATATGATGTTTATAGTCCTGAGATATATCCTAGACTATTATTTGTAAGTACTAATATTGAGGATTTAGATAAATATTTTATATTTCTTGATGTATACGGTAACAACGATGGAAGCGAATATAATAAATTACTACAAGAAATAGATAAATATGATGGTGGAATGGTTACTTGTAAAGTAATACGTAAGAGTGATAATAAATACGGAGTAATAGTGATAGCTGTTACTAATACAGAAGATATTACTCCAGATATGATTCCCCATGAAGCAGTACATGTTGCAGATTACTTTTGTGAACAATTAGGTTTATATACGCAAGACTTTAAAGACGGCAATGAAGCGTATGCCTATTTAGTAGGATGGGCTGCAGGAAATATAAGTAATACTATCTGTAATGAGTTAAAAAACAAAGAATATGACAATTGAAGAAAGTAAAATGATGTGGAAATTAGAAGTGGAAAACAATAAACCACTCTATAGTTCATTTAGTAAGGAAATGAAACGCCTGTATAACAAAGTAGATGAATTAATTAATGAAGGCGTAATTACTTATGAAGATTTCACTAATGATGTAATCGACAGTATTACTACTACTATAGTAGATAATGGGAAGAATAATGCAGAACCTAGTAGAGCTGATCAGGTAAATGCGATGTGTGATATGCTATTTAAGAAGTATGAAGAATATAAAAAAGTAGAGCATACAGGAGGAGATAGAGAAGTTTTAGTAGATAATATAGAGTTATCAGATGAAGCCCAATTACGTGAATCCGAACGTGCCAATGAGGCGTGCTAAGGAAATTATAGCGAGATTATAGAAAGAATATTATTTAGGTTATTTAATTGATTGATTATTATGGTTAAGTATGTTTGTTCAGTAGATAGAGGTACTGTTATTAGTTACGATAAAGAAGTAGAAAATGTTAGCTTACTGGATCGTTTTTACGTAGATTATATATGGTATGTTCCTGAAGATGGAGAGTGGGTATATACAAAAAAGGATGGTTCTAAAAATAGAAGAAGCGTTACTAAAGGCACTATAGTATTAAAAATGTATCCTATCAGTAAAGAAGACGATAGAGAATATATTTTTGTTGAAAATGATGAAGTAAAAGACCACTATAATAGATTACTAGAAAAGAAACAAGAGGAGAAAAAGAAAGCTGCTTCCTGTGACACGGATTGTGATACGGGTTGTGATTGTGAATGTGGTTGTAGACTAGATTGTTGATATGGATAAATTATTGATAGACCAGTACGGTAATGCTATTTTATATAAAGTAGATACTAATAGCATCAAAAATATATCTGATAACTTTGAATGTAGAACTATATATATAGCATAGTAGGATGGTCAAATAATAACAGAAGAAGAAGTAATAGACTATAAACTAGGAGACATTGTACTTATATTAAGTAAATATGATACTATAAGTAGTAAGTGGAACCTAAAGCCGATAGTCTGTTCTGATGCTTTTGCTAAAGACGATCTTATAAGATGGAACAAAGAAGATAACAAACAAGTTCTTACAAATGAAACTATTTGATCTTATTGGAGGTAAAGTAAAAATACACCCAGATGCTATAGGCATCCCATGCTTTAGAAGAGTGTGGGATGCAGATAAACCTAATAAGGAGCACGCTACTAAAGTAATAAGTTACATTGTACTTATGAATAAATGGGATAGTCCTTATGTACAAAGTATGGATGAAGACAGTAGGGAACTTAAACTGAAAAAGGAAATATTCGATGATGAAAATTACAAATTGACGGCAGAAGAATTGATTTGTGAAGATGAATATAAGACCTTACTTAATACTAGAGCTCTACAAATGTTAAACAATATGCGTCTAAAGTTAGATAGTGTAAGTAAATACTATAAAGAATCATTAGACGATACTTTAGATGAAAAGAAGATTAAGGACTTATTAGCCGGTATGACTTCTGTTGGTGGAGTGCTTAAGAGTATTGATTCGCTAGAAACGATGGTTAAAGCTGAGGAATTAGCTATAGGCAAAGTTAAAGGAGACGCTAAAGTAAATCCATATGAGTTGGCGAAATAATACATTAAAATATAACTAAATAATAACAACACGTTATAGTGTATAAATGAAAATATTATGAATAAGAAATTTACGATTACTATAGATTTGACTAAGGATACAGAAGAAGTATTTAGACAGATTGAAGAAGCTTCTGAATATTTGAACAAACCTGTAAAGAAGTCATTATGGCAAAGAATTAAATCTTGGTTCTAAACCATCAGAACCCTTACGTGGAGGGTAAGAATATCCACGTGTATGGGAGAGTGGCGGAATAGGCATACGGCAGTAGATTGACGGAAGCGCTCTGAAGTCGTCGTTAATAAAGCTCTTGAGTTTGAAGGTTCGAGTCCTTCCTCTCCCTCTTAATATTGCCCTATGGTGTAATGGTTAGCACAGGAGGCTCTAACCCTCTTAGTCTGCGTTCGAGTCGTAGTGGGGCTACCAATTGAAAATAGAATAACATGATTAGATTCGATAGGATGAAACTGATAGGTTTCTCAAAAAATAGAATGCATTTTCAAAGCAGAACTGACAAAAGTAAATATTACTATTCTCTTTTAAATATCTTCTTAAGATATTTAATCCTAATATAACAAAATATATAGGTCCGTTCTATTAAAAAATACCAGTCCTTTGAAACTATAATAGCAGAAGGAAACTTGTTGGATAGGTAGTTATCGTGAACAGGTAGTCTGGGGTAATGTTAGCCCAGGTGAGGAGTACTAAATATACGACGTATATACTACAGTCACTGGAAATCTCCTCTACTAAAATTCAAGATTAACAAAGTAAGAAAAAGGGGTTCGTTGTGAAACGCGCCCCTTTTAAATAGTATATATGGAAGACCAAAAGAAAATAGAATTTTATAGATATCTAAAAGAATTATATCCTAATTTAAAGGATACTACTATTATGCTTATTGTAGAAAGCAGTCTTGAAATAATTCATATGGAAAACGGTGAGATTAATTTTCCTTTAGATATCTTTTCAATGCCGTCGGATGGATGTACAATAGACAATAAGGAATATAATTGGAGTATAAATATAGAAAAACATGGTCGACTTTACTAAGAAAATAAAAAATTCCAATAAATTCAGAGGACCAGCACTATAGTTTATAGCTACTGGTTCTTATTGCGTATATCCAGAAGGTACTTCAGAATATTTTAAGTTCTGGGATGAGGAAAGTAAAAGATGTGTAGATGGTTATACAGCTGATGATGGAGATTTCATTAGCGGGTATAACTATTTTTATTTAAACTATTGTCCTATATCTCGTATAGTTAATCATATTACTACAGATGAATTAGGTAATACTAAAGTAAAACGTGTTAATGAAGTAACTTTCCCCGACTTCTGGGACTATGACTATTACTATTTTAATGCCGTACAAGAAGCCCAAGAGTAGGGTAAGCATCTGTGTTTACTTAAGTCTAGACGTAAAGGTTTTTCATACAAAGGTGGTTCTATGGCATGCCGTAATTTCTATCTAATACCATACTCTAAAACCTTCATATATGCATCAAATAAATAGTATTTGACAGATGATGGTATTCTTACTAAAGCTTGGGATTATATGGACTTTATAGATAAGAATACTGCATGGGGAAAGAAGCGATCAGTTAATACCTAGATGCGTAGACGTGCTGGATTCTATACTAAGGATGACTATGGTAATATTATAGAATTAGGTTATAAGTCAGAGATTATAGGGGTTACTTTGAAAGATAATCCTGATGTAGTACGTGGTAAGAAAGCTAATCTTATTATGTTTGAGGAAGGTGGTTCTTTCTCTGAATTAGGAGCAGCATGGCAAATTGCTAGACCTTCTGTAGAGGTAGATGGTATAGCCTTTGGTACTATGATAGTATGGGGTACTGGTGGTGATGAAGGTTCTGCATTTGAAACTATGAAGGATATGTTTTACAACCCTGATGGATACAATTGTTTAGGGTTTGATAACATATGGGATGAGTCTGCTACTACTAATAAATGTGGTTTCTTTGTACCTCAATATACTAACTTAGATATACGTGATGAGAATGGTAAACGTATATATATGGACGAGGACGGTAATACGTACCGTAAGAAGTCTTTAGAACACATATTAGCAGAAAGGCAAGTAGTAATAACTAATGCCACTAATAACGCAGCAGTTGACAGATACGTTGCAGAGAGACCTATTACTCCAGCAGAGGCCATGCTAGAGTTTAATGGTAACATATTCCCCAAGAAGGAATTACAAGAGTAGTTATCATTACTCAGAACTAATAAAAAATTATAGAATCATAAGTAGGTAGGTGATCTAGTATGGCAACCTGACGGTAGTCTTAAATGGGTTATTAAGAAGACAGGAGATATAACACATTACCCATTAAGAACTAAAAGGGATGAAGTTACTGGAGCATTAGTAGGAGATGATCCTACTGGTTCTATAGTAATATGGGAGCATCCTAATAAGGATGCTAGTGCTGGTTTGTATATTGCAGGTATAGACTCATACGACTATGATGAATCAAGTACTACATCATTGGGTTCTTGTTTTATATATAAGAGAGTATAGTCTATAGAACAGTATTCAGATATAATAGTAGCAGAGTATACAGGTAGACCTAAGTCAGCAGAAGATTTCTATGAAAATGTACGTAAATTGCTTATATACTATAATGCTAGAGCAATGTATGAGAATCAAAACAAAGGTATATTTGTATACTTTACTAACAAACATTGTGACTATTTACTTGCTGATCAACCAGATATAATCAACGATATAGTAAGTAATTCTAAAGTAAATAGAAAGAAGGGCTGCCACATGAATAAGCAAATTAAGCAATGGGGTTGGGGTCTAATAAAGGATTGGCTAAACGATATTAATGCAGATGGCAAGAAGAACTTATACAATATTATGTCGGAACCGCTATTAGAGGAACTTATAGCTGCAAACGATGTAGTTAACGTAGACCGTGTAATGGCGTTGACCCAAGTAATGATATATAGAGAATAGCTATATAATGTTAAAGTAAAAGAGATTAAAAAAGAGAATAGAAATAGGGTACTGTTTGAAGGCCCTATATTTACTCAGGAATGGTTTCGTGACGACGAAGCTATAGATAATATCGAAGCATATATGTTTTAATTATGAATAATATTAATCAAATGCCAATATAGAAACTTCCTATGTCTAAGAAGACAAAAGACTGGCAAGAAAGTTGTATAGACTATGTTATAGGCCGTAGTTTAGGAGGTTCTAGAAATGGTAATAACAGAACTCGCAGAGAGGAGATGCAGACGTACTATGATCTTTATAATAGTATATACAATGAAAAAGATCTAAAGTATGTTACTAATCCTTTTAAACAGCAGGATGGCTTTCCTGCAATGGCTTAGGATTATAATATAATTAAGCCCAAAATAGACTTACTGTTGGGAGAAGAAACTAAAAGACCATTCAACTTCAGAGTAGTACGTACAAGTGATATAGCTGCTAGTGAAATGTAGGATAGAGCTAAATAGCTTTTAATAGATTACATTCAGGCTACTATAATGAGTAAATTAGGTCCTGAAGAACAAGCTAGATACTAGGAAGCTTTACAGAATGGTGAGATAATGACTCCTTAGTAGATACAAAAATACATGAGTAAAGACTATAAAGATATAGCAGAAGTAACTGCATATCACAGTCTTAATTACTTAAAAAATAAGTTAAACATTACTCATGAATTCTTCAAAGGTTGGAAAGATGCTTTAGTTGGTGGTGAAGAGATATACTATGTAGATATACTGAATGGAGAACCGTGCCTCGAACGTGTTAATCCTATCTACTTTGATTATGATACTGAAACGTCCGACTTGGAATTCATTCATGACGCAGAATGGTGCTGTTATGAAATGAATATGTCTGTTACTGAGCTATACGATAGATTATATGACAAGATGTCTGAGAAACAGCTAAATCAGTTGTTAGATATGATGGATCAAGCTTCTAAAGGAGGTATAAATCCTGAAGTAAGAAAGACGTCTTTAGATTATACTCATATTAAGACTCATACTATTAACGGGTTCAGTAGTAATCCATTTGATAGTACTAATAGTGTGAAAGTATGGCATTGTTGCTGGAAATCGTTTAAGAAAATAGGTTTTGTTACCATAATTGATCCTGAATTAGGCGAGCCTAAAGAATATCAAGTAGATGAGAGCTATAAAGAGACAGGAATGGAACTCAATGTAGAATGGAAATGGATTACTGAAGTATGGGAGGGATATAGAGCTGGTGAAGACTTATATATAGGAATACAACCATTAGAATATCAATATACTTCATCTGATAATCCTAACTCTCAAAGATTGCCTTATACTGGAGTAGTATATAATAATACAAACAGTAGACCTCGTAGTTTAGTAAGTATGATGAAACCATTGCAGTATATGTATATTGTACTATGGTATAGACTTGAGCTTGCTATGGCTAGAGATAAAGGTAAAGTAGTAAATATGGACATTACTTAGATACCAAAATCTATGAATATAGATGTATCTAAATGGATGCATTACTTATCTGCTCTTGGTGTAAACTTTATTAATCCATATGAAGAAGGATGGGATATACCTGGTAGAGAAGGAGGTAAACCTAGTCAGTTTAACTAGATTACAGCTCTTGACCTTACTATGGCTAATACTATAGATTAGTATATTAATCTTATGGATAAGATTGAAAGTATGCTATCTGAGATATCTGGAGTTAGTAAGCAAAGAGAAGGGTCTATTTCATCTAATGAATTAGTAGGTAATGTAGAGCGTTCTGTAGTACAATCAGCTCATATTACTGAACCTTGGTTCTGGACACACAATTAGGTAAAGAGAGAATGCTTAACTATGCTACTTAATACTGCTAGATGGGCTTGGAAAGATAGTAGTAAAACTCATCTACAATATATATTAGATGATGCTACTAGAGCATTCTTAACGCTATCAGATGATATGCTTTATGAGGATTTTGATATCTTTATAGAAGATACTACTAAGAATCAACAGTATATAGAAACACTTAAGCAGTTAATGCAACCTGCTATGCAGAACGGAGCTAGCTTACTTGATATAGCTGAAATCATTACTATGGATAATATTAGTATGATTAAGTCTAGATTAGAGGAAATTGAGCAAAAACGTATGGAGCAACAACAAGCTATGGAACAAGCTCAAGCAGAACGTGAACAGCAAGCTATTCAGATGCAAAATGAGATTAAGGAAGAGGAGCTTATGATTAAAGAAGCAGAAATGGATCTTGAGAAATATAAGATAGATCAAGATAATGCTACTAAGATTACTGTAGCTCAACTTAATGCCTATAGAGGTGCTGAGAATA